AGGGCCTCCGTCAGGAGAATTGTTGGTCGTCAGGCCGTCGTCTGTTGCAGATTCCGATGAAGGATGTGAAAAACTGCATCATGAATCGGTATCCGACCTTGAACAAGGCGCTTGAGGGTACAGCGGTTCGTATTCTTGAGAACGGAAAGGCTTCCAAGCTCAAGACGATTGCTTGGCATCGCCACTGGGCGGTGAACAGTGCTCGTGAGTTGCTCTACAAGAATCATGAGGTGGTGGGTCAGTTCAACAAAGGTCTCGTCCCCATCCTTGATGGCAGTCATACATATCTGAAGGAAGCACTTCAGGAGTCCATGCAATGAGTACGGTGTTCAAAGAGCTTGGCATCCGTAAGGCGGAGGCTGGTGACATTGGCCTTGAGATTGAGGTCGAGGGTCACAACCTTCCTCGGATGGGTAAGTGGTGGAGAAATGAGCAGGACGGATCTCTCAAGGGTCAGGAGAATGCCGAGTATGTGCTCGCCAAGCCGGGTTCTTTGGCAGAGGTTCGTGAGGCCCTGAACCATCTGGACAAGACCTACAATGATTGTGGGACGATAGTTGATGACACGGTGAGAGCCGGTGTCCATGTCCATATCAACTGTCAGAAACTCACCATGACCCAGTTGTATAACTTCATCACAGTCTACCTGATGCTGGAGAACATCCTCGTCAAGTGGTGTGGTGAGTTCAGAGAGGGTAACCTGTTCTGTCTGCGGGCATGTGATGCCGAGTGGATGCTCATGGTTCTTCGAGTGGCGGCCACAGATGACCGTCGGCAGTTCCGTCTCCGTTTCCACAAGGACGAACTGAGATACGCAAGCATGAATCTGAAGGCACTGGGTGACTACGGTAGCCTTGAATTCCGTGCCATGCGTGGTACTCGTGACCTTGATCTCATCTACAAGTGGGCAGAGACCCTGTATAACCTCCGTGAGTTCGCCTGTGGCTTTGAGAAGCCCTCGGACATCATCGAGAGTATGTCCATGCTCGGTCCGGAAAGATTCCTCAGAGACGCTCTGGGTGGCAATGCGGACATGTTCATGTGCCCGGACTACATCGATCTCCTTTGGAGAGGGATGAGAAATGCACAGGACGTGGCTTACTGTGTGGACTGGCAGAAATTCGAGCCGAAGATGAAGAAAATCGGTCAGCTTGAATTCCCGGAACATATGCAGGAAATCAACGAACCTTTGGAAGACTTCTGATGTGGGCTATATTCGTTAAGGATGGTAGAATCCTGACTGATAGTTCAACTGGTCAGTTGCTTATTTTTGGAAGTTTCAAAGAAGCCGTAGCCATGATGCCTGAGTACAAGGCGGCAGATCATGTGCTTAAGGTTGATGTCCGTTGGCGCAAAGAGGATAAGTTCTGATGATTATCTATCCGTACAAGAATGGTAGTGAAGGTGCAAAGTCCCTTGCGGATGCACTTGGTGTTAAGCAGATCAAGAAGGAAGGGTCCAAATTCAGAGGCGGACCTGAGAAACTGGTAATCAACTGGGGTAACAGTATGTCTACAGATGAAGTGGATAAGTGTGCGGTTCTCAACAAGCCTGCTGCCGTTGCCATTTGCAGCAACAAGCTTAACTTCTTCCGTCACATCCAGAAGATGAATGCGGAAGTGGGTTATGGCAGTCAGGTTTTCTACCCGGCCTTCGGCACCTCCCTCGACTGGGCGAAAGATTACATCAACGCCGAATACAAGGTGGTGTGTCGTACCGTCCTGAATGGACACAGTGGTGAGGGCATCGTCATTGCCTCAACCAATGAAGAGTTGGTCAAGGCTCCGTTGTATACGGTATATCAACCGAAGAAGTCTGAATACCGTGTGCACGTCCTTGCGGGGCAGGTGGTCGATGTCCAGCGTAAGGCTCGTGATCGGAACATTCCGGATGATCAGGTCAACTGGCAGGTCCGAAACCACCAGTTTGGCTTCATCTTCGTCCGGGACGACGACATCGAAAACATCCCCAGAGGCGTCTTGACAAACGCCCTGAATGCTGTTAAGATGTGCGGCTTGGATTTCGGGGCGGTGGACGTGATCTATAACGAGAAGAGTGATGCTTCCTACGTTCTGGAGATCAACACGGCTCCCGGACTCACAGGAACCACTCTGGAAGGCTACCAGAGCCGCTTGAAGGAGATAGGCAATGCCTATGCCAACCTGATAGCCGGGAAGCGCAAGGCGGGCCGCCCAATTCGTCCTGCGGACGTCATGGAAGAGGCCCTTGCTCGCTTCGTGAACCAGCGTGGGGCGATCATTCGCCCTCAGGCCAATGAGGCTGATGATGGTCTTCCGCCTCCTCCTCGTGCCCGGGAAGAAGTTGTTATTCGTCGTGAAGCACAGGATGAGTTGCTTGAACGAATCTTCAACAATCACCTTACTCCCGCTCAACGAGCTGCCCAACGTCGACTCGCTGAACAGCAGGCTCAGGCTGCGCGTGTTCGGTGGCAGGATGCCCTCCGGATGGCTGAGGTTGTCAGAGAACCCGCTCCCGTGGCCGATGAACTCAACGATATCGACGACGATTAATGTTCACTGAAATCAAAAACTTTCTCCCGGACCCTAGCAAAGTCCGGGAGTATGCCTTGTCCCTCAAGTATAAGGACCTCTATGCTTATGATGGCGAGGTGTATAAGCGCATCGTACAAGCTGAGGTCCCGGGCCTGAGAGAAGGTGTCGAGAAGATTATGGGTCCCTGCCTATTCCTAGGTCAGGGCTTTCGTCTGAACTACGGAAAGGAGTTGCCTAACCATGCAATTCATATCGATGTGGGTTGGGGAACACATGCTCTCGTGTGCTATCTTAGCGTGGCTACTGGCGGATTCGATACGGGGACGGCGTTCTACGAGTCAACGGATGGAAATGAACTACCAAAAGCTTTATGCCATGAAGAGTTTAACAAAGCAGTTATCTATCGATCAGATCAGCCCCACTCCCGTTGGCCCCTTGAGGCGTACGGTGAGGGACCAGAAGACGGACGACTGATTGCTGTAGCATTTTTCACACCACTATCGGAGCTATGATGTTCGGTTCACTCTTTGGCATCGTTGAAGATGCCGTCAAGATTGTTGTTGCACCTGTTGATATTGCTGCCAGTGTTGTACGTGCAGTGACCAAACCTGTCGCCGAAGTGGCTGAAGAGCTTGCCAAGGACGTTAAGAGAGGACTGTCTGATGGGTGATTTTGGTGGTATCATCTATCAAGGTGATGATGGATTGTGGTATGTCATGGAGTTTCCATACCCTGAACTTGGCCCATTCTTTACTGAAGATGAAGCTTACGATGCGTGGTTGGATTCAATTTCACCGTAATTAAAGGAGGCTGTAATGAGTCCTGTATATCAAAATGCTAATGGGTATTGGTATTTCAATGGAGAAATGGGCCAATCTTGTGGCCCTTATTTCTATGAATGGGAAGCTAAAGAAGCATATAAACTTTACTACGCTTAAAAGGAGGCTGTATTGTCTGGAACGTGTTTGGTAAAGATTCCCCACGAGAAGTGTGGGAGTCATGATGCCCTTCAGGTCTTCGAGAATGAAGACAAGACTGTAAGTGGCTACTGCTTCAAGTGTCATACTTACATTGCCAATCCTTTTGGTGACAGTAAGCTTGCTGAGGATGTTATACGTGACAATCCTAAACCTCTGGCTAAAACGCCGGAGCAGATCAGGGAAGAAATGGAAGAGATCGAAGGGCTCGGCTCTTGTGATCTCGTTGAACGGAGGCTCCGTAAAAGCAGTTTGGATTACTTCGGAGTCAAGGTGGGGTATGATGAAGCAGACGGGAAAACACCCCGACTAGTCTTCTTCCCCATGACTAAGGACGGGAGTGTCGTACGCTACAAGGTTCGTACCTTAGGCCAGAAAAGAATGTGGTCTATTGGTGTGGACAATGATGTGGATATGTTCGGTTGGGATCAAGCTCTGGGCTCTGGTGCTAAGAAGATCATCATCACTGAAGGTGAGTATGATGCTATCGCTCTTCACAAGATCTTGGAGACGTACACCCCAGACAACTACAAGGACTATATCCCTGCGGTCGTCTCCCTTCCCAACGGCAGCTCTTCTGCTGCTAAGGCTATATCCAAAGCCTATCCCAAACTTAAGAAGGTATTCAGTGATGTCATCCTTTGTTTCGACGAGGATGAAGCTGGTCAGGCAGCAGCTCAGGAAGCTCTCAAGATTCTCCCTGATGCCAAGACCGTAACCCTCCCGTGTAAGGACCCTAACGAGGCTCTTATGAAGGGTATGGGTAAGGCTGTATGGAGGGCTGTGACGTTCGCTGCGGACAAGCCTAAGAACACCCGTCTAATCAAAGGCAGTGAGCTTAGAGAAGCTGCCATGAAACGCCCAGAAATGGGCCTGAGTTGGCCATATGAAGGTCTTACAAAGCTTACACGTGGTATTAGAAGGGGCGAGACGAACTATTTTGGCGCTGGTGTCAAGATGGGAAAGAGTGAGCTGGTTAATGACATTGCCAAGCACCTTATGGTGGTTCATGATCTACCTGTTCTCCTTTGTAAGCCCGAAGAAGATAAGGCTGAAACTTATCGCCGCCTCGTCGGGAAGGTGGCAGGAAGAATATTCCACGATCCCGATGTCGACTTCGACGAAGAAGCATTTGTTGCCGGAGACAAGCTAGTAGGCGATAAGGCTATCATCGTTGACAACTACCAATTCGTGAACTGGGACAACCTGAAAGATGATATTCGCTACGCTGTCAATAACGAAGGTGTGCACGATATCATTATCGATCCTGTTACTTGTTTCACTAGTGGAATGTCTGCTAGTGATACGAATGAGTTTCTGGTCGCATGGTCTGCCGAGTTGGCTTCGATGGCGAAGGATCTTAACTTCACTTCGTACATCTTCTGCCACCTCAAGGCCCCGGAAACAGGGCCGTCCCACGAACGTGGGGGTCAGGTACTAAGCACACAGTTCACAGGCTCACGAGCCATGATGCGTTCATGCCACTTGATGATCGGACTTGAGGGTAACAAAGACCCTGATCTGGCTGTTGAGGAACGTAACATCCGTAAGCTCAAGGTCCTTGAGGATCGTAACTTTGGTGCCACTGGTGTAGTCAAGCTGTACTGGGACTACCACAATGGCCTCTTCAATGAAATGAGGGTATGATGGACAAGCTGATCAAGGTATGGGGATCTCGTGCTGAAGAGATCTTTCGATGGGCAATGCAAGCAATCACCAAAACAGGTGGTTGATGAACATGGAAGATTTTCTAGAGTGGGCGGCAATGTATGCTGGAGAGATCTGAAATTGAATGCTTCTACTTCGAGAACTACGACCAGCTAGTCAAGCGTATGTCTAGCCGGTGCGGTAGTCCATTCGATGCAGAGGACATCGTACAGACGGCATTTGAACGTGCCCTCAAGTATGCCCATTCGTGTAACGGTAGTATGGATAGATGGTTCCAGACGATCCTCTCCAATGTGCTAAAGGCTCACCAGAATGCCGTAAGGCTTGGTCCGGTCACTAAGCCCATTGAAGAGCACCTCGATGATATCGAGCCGATCATCTGGGATGGTGTAGGAGAACTCACCAAACATGAAGTCAGAGTCATGGCTGGTAAGGAGGACATCTTGACTAGGGAGGTGTTGAGACTTCATTTGGACTTTGGTATGGGTTGTGGTGAGATCATTGAGAACATCAGTGGACTCACCTACAGAAAGACCAACAACCTAATCAACGCATTTCGACTCAAGGTGCTGAAGAGGTACACATGAGATTCATAGTCTTTGATGCAGAAGCTAATGGTCTGCACCCAGATAAATTCCACTGCGTCAGTTACCGGGAACAGAATGGAATCATTAGCATCACTGACTACGATCCCATGAAAGAATTCTTGACAGGGAGTGAAATCCTTGTTGGTCACAACATCCAGCGTTGGGACGTGCCTAATCTAGAACGGGTGCTAGGCATAAAGATAGGTGCTAGGTTAATTGACACACTCGCTATCTCGTGGTATCTTGAGCCATCCCGGCTTAAGCACGGACTGGAATCTTATGGCGAAGAGTTTGGGGTCAAGAAACCTTTCATCGCAGACTGGAACAATCTTACACTGAACGAATACGTACATCGGTGTGAGAGAGACGTGCAGATCAATTCCCTTCTGTGGGACAAGCAGTGGCGTATACTCAAGGATCTGTACGGCTCAGAAGCGGAAGCTCTTAGGTTCCTATCTTATCTTGAGTTCAAGATGGATGCCGCAAGGGAACAGGAGGAAGTCCGCTGGAAGCTCGATACTAAGAGAGCTGAGGAATCGTTAGAGCGCCTCACCATCGAGCATGATGCAAAACTGGAAGAACTCAAGGGTGCAATGCCCAAGACCCCAGTGAAAGGAACTAAAACGAGACCTGCAAAGCCGTTTAGGATGAACGGAGAACTTAGTGTTGCAGGTAAAGAATGGTACTTGTTCTGTGAGAAGAGGGATCTAGACCCGGTCACCACGGAGAGTGTTGACTATATCAAGGATTATAAGGAGCCCAACCCCGGCTCCCACGATCAAGTAAAGCAGTGGTTGTACTCGGTAGGGTGGAAGCCTGAGACTTTCAAGTTCGATAGGAACAAGGTGACCGGAGAGGTCAGAAAGATCCCACAGGTGGCACAAGACAAGGCCAAAGGTCCGGGGTTATGCCCTAGCGTCCTAAAGCTTATAGCTAAGGAACCAAAGATCAAGGTTCTGGACGGACTGTTTGTACTCAAACATCGTATGGGCGTACTCAAAGGCTTCCTTGATAACCACGAGGATGGTTGGTTGAAAGCTGAGGTGGATGGATTCACCAATACTTTGAGGTACAAGCACAGGATTATTGTCAACCTACCCGGAGTACAGAATCCTTACGGTGAGGATGTCAGAGGGTGTCTGATAGCACCGGATGGTCAGGAGTTGTGTGGTAGTGATATGTCAGGGCTGGAAGATAGACTGAAGCAACACTTTATTTACCCATACGATCCTGAATACGTGAAGGAAATGAACAAGGATGACTTTGACCCGCACCTCGACTTGGCGTTGGAAGCTGAGGCAGTATCACAGAAAGACGTTGAGATATACAAGGCAGCGGAAAAGAAAGATCCAGAGATCAAGAATACTAGACACACATACAAACAAGGTAATTATGCTTGTCAGTATGGGGCTGGTATTCCGAGACTGGCTCTTACTATCGGTTGCTCTAGAGATACTGCTGAAAGGATTCACGTCGCTTATTGGAAACGTAACTGGTCGATTAGGCAGGTTGCTAACGAACAAGTGACTAAAGTCTGTGATGGGCAGATGTGGCTTTACAATCCCATCAGTAGGTTCTGGTATTCTCTAAGAGCAGAGAAGGACAAGTTCTCCACCTTGGTACAGGGCAGTGCGGTTTACTGCTTCGACACTTGGGTGAGAGTAATGCGGAAGTTTGGGTTGAAGATGTGTGGACAGTTCCATGATGAATGGATTTCCCCTGTTGAAAAGGGGATGAGAGAGCACTACAAGGATCTCGTTCGCAAGTCCATTGTCGTCGTCAATCAGAAACTCAAGCTGAACAGGGAACTTGATGTGGATACACAATTTGGAGACAACTATGCCGAGATCCACTAAGGCAAATTTGTCCAAGGATCTTCTTACGACCTTGGATAATGACATCCTGTTTGTAGAATACTTCGGCAATGGCTATGCCAAGCTTTCTCTGTCTTATGGAGAGGAGTTGTTGTTCTCAGAACAGGATCTTGTAACGTTGCTTAATTTTGTACGGGAGAACCAAAAGTGAGTTTTAATCTCAACAATCAGAAAAAGGGCGGTGGTGGTGTTCCTCAGGATCTCATCGAGGTTGGCACTATCCCGGGTCGTGTTGTTCGTATCATCGACCTTGGCCTCCAGCCGGGTGGTTCATTCGAGGGTAAGGACAAGCCAAACTCGTATCAGGTGGATGTCACCTACGAACTGTCGGACGTCTTCATGAAGGACAAGGATGGCAATGAGGATGAGACTAAGCCTCGCTGGATTAGCGAAAGCTTTCCGATGCATCATCCGTCTGCTGATCTGGCTAAGTCCACGAAGCGGTGTAATGCCTTCGATCCGAAGCATGAGCACAACTATGATCTGGGTAAGATGATTGGTGCTCCGGTGATGATCACCATTGTCCACAAGACGAGCAAGGGTAAGACCTATGCCAATGTGGGTAATGTGTCGGTCATGCGAGACAAGGATGCTGCTAAGTGTCCTGAGCTTAAGAATGAATCGATCGTGTTCACTCTTGACGACCCCGATCTGGAAATCTTCAACAAGTTCCCAGACTGGCTTAAGGACAAGATCAAGGGCAACCTTGAATTCAAGGGCAGTAAGCTGGACATTCTCCTGAGTGGTGGAGACGCCAAGCAGAAGGAAGTCCCGCAGGAAACTGAACAGGGTACTGACGAAGAGGAAGGTGAAGAATGGTAAGTCTTGTTGGTAAGTTCGCTAAGGTGAACACAGACGCTTATGAAAAGTACGACCTTCCCTCCGGTACGCTGGTCTTCATTGCTGGCAGTGGCTTCAGCCCTGTCGACGACGATGACAACTACAAGCTTCTGTATGTGGTTGCCAAGGTCGGTGAAGACGGTGTCCCGGCTGGTGATAAGGGTGTAACCATTGCTCGTAAGAGTCTGGATGTCCTCTCTCATGAGGATCTGCAAAACAACCTGAAGAAGATGGAAGATGCACTCGCACGAAAAGAAAAAGTTGATTCCGAAGAAGGAAGTGGAACAACGGAAGCAGTCCGTATTCCGTAAACAGAAGCTCAAGCAATTGAGGGAGAAAGATATGGAGGACGATTATGCCTCGTTGCCTCATAGACGCTGACATTCTGGCTTACGAATGCTCCTTCGCTGGTCAGTTCAAGGATGAACGGACTGGCGAGGTGGTCATGAAGGATTTTGACTACGTTGTTGATCAACTCCATCAGAAGATCAAGGAGATCAAAGAGGAGTGCATGAGTGATGAGGAGCCTCTCCTGTTCCTCACTGGCGACCCCGTGTTAGCCAGACACCTGAATAGAAGACCGAAGTGGCTAGAGCCTGCGGAACAAGTAGAACTACTCCCTTCATTCAGGTACAAAGAAGCTGTTACGAAAGAGTATAAGGGTAATCGAAAGGTGGATAAGCCCCTTCACTATCATAACACCAGAGCATACATGCTCTCACAGTTTGAAGTGATTGTATCCAACGGATTGGAAGCCGATGACGAATTGGCAATGTATTTGCTAAATCATCCCGACACGATCTTGTGTACGGTAGATAAGGATCTCAGACAGGTCCCCGGTCGTCATTATTCATGGTCAATTGGGCAGAGACATTCGATCCCTGTGTACGATGTAAACGAGTTCGGTACTATGGAACTGGTGATTAGCGAGAAGTCTAAGAAGCTGAGTGCCACTGGCCTCATGAGCTTCTTCGCTCAAGTGTTGATGGGGGATACTGTGGACAATGTCCAAGGTATTAAGGGACTGGGGCCAGTGACGGCCTATGAGATCCTGAGCCCATGCATCACTGAAATGGAACTCTTCTTAGCGACAGCCAATAAGTACCGTCAGGTGTATCCAGAAGACTGGGCCGATAAACTGAGAGAGCATATTGATCTGGTCTACATGATTAGGGAGCTAGATGACGAAGGAAAACCGGTCCGATATAAATACCCCGAGGGTTGGCAAGACTTACTTGGAGACGACGGGCTATAAAAGGTTTAGTCATAAAGGAAAACTTGTGTCAGAACACCGGTTTGTCTGGGAAACCAACCACGGTGTAATACCGATTGGCATGGAAATTGACCATATAAACGGTGATAGACAAGATAACCGAATTGAAAACCTAAGACTAGTCACCAGACAACAGAACAACTTTAACAGGGAAGTTAAGCCCATGACCAATATAAAGGTTGTGGGAGGGCGGTATCAAGTACGGATAACTAAGGATGCTAAGCAACACTGTTTAGGTACTTATGATACTCTTGAGGAAGCTCAAACTGTTAGAAAGAAAGGAAGACTAAAACTATACGAAGGATACAATCTTCGTGGGTAGACCAGCCGGAGAGCTGACAAGATGTAGTGGGGAATGGACAGAGGCTAAGTTCATCAACTTCGTGAAGAACCAGCTTCGATCAGCCACACGGAAGTGGAAGCCTATCCAAGACTGTAAGAAGAAAGCTAAGGTCGGATATGGTGAGTACCAGTGTGAGCACTGCAAGGAAGTAGTACCCCCCACAATCTTTGATGCCGATAAAGGTAAACGTATTACGAACGTATTCGTAGACCATATCAAGCCCATTGTTGATCCCGAGAAGGGTTTCACCACTTGGGATGATTTCGTCGAAGGTACGTTCTGCGAGGCAGATAACCTGCAACTTCTTTGTGGCAAGTGTCACAAGATCAAGTCACAAGAAGAAATCGATATCGCCAAGGTAAGGCGAGCTAAGGAAAAGAATAATGCTTAACGAATATCATACTTTTGCTGACGTTGATGATCGTGAACTCCGAGCTTGGAATCGTTGTGCTGTAGCATTCAACATTCTGGCTGACGAGAACCGTGACTTGATGAATGAGTATCTTGCTCAGTTCAGCGAGGAAGATAAGTGGGACATTCACAACATGTATGAGAGGATTAAGAATGACGGCTATCAGCAAACCCGAGCAGCGGTATCGCGAAATTACAACGCCAT